AACGAACATCAAATTCGAAAACATTCGTTCGAAAAAGATGCGTGATCACCTTGAGGCACTTGAGTCTCGTTGCCACTATCTAGATCTTACATTGGATACAGAGCGCGATAAGTTCTTGCGTATTGAACAGATTGCAGAAACTGGCGCACTATTCCAAGACTATAAATTCGAAGATGACGGTAAGGAAATCTTAGATTTTATGAAAGAATACAAAGACAAACTGCGAGAAATCAGTTTGAGAATGGCAGTGAAAATTGCAGATTTGCGGAAGAGTACAAACCGCTGGAAAGAAACTGCAAGAGTCACATGTATGCGACGAATTTAACAGCATGGTTAGGATGCTCAGAGTTGAAACTGCCCCGGCTTGCTCCTCTAACCTAACCTACACCCTCTAAAGCCGGGCGTTTCTAGGGCACCTTTCGGGGTGCCCTACCCTTTTATAAAGGACAAGTATGTACGTTGAAGATTATTTAGGTATATTAGCCGGAAATGTTTGTTGTGAACACTGTGGTTCGTACGGCTTTGTTAATCTTGCAAACTATGATTACAGTCCAATTCGTAGTATGACTACTGTAGTAGCTAACGGCAATGGTCTTACAGATAAACAAAGAGAGTTAGCATTAAGAATTGTATTAAAATATAAAAAACAATTTGCAAAACACAGTATTAATATTGATCATTTAAATGATAATCCACAGTGGCGTAGCCCGTTACGTCATGTTGATAGAACCAAAAGGGTTAGTATCGATGATCAATTTATTAATATTAAATTTCCATTTAAACCAGAGCTTGTAGATTTTTTTAGAAAATATAGTAAAAACAATCGAGGACCGATTAGTGGTATAATTGAATGGCACTCAGAAGAAAAGGTATGGAAGTTATCTGCTACTGAATATAATATTGTAGTAGTCGACCAAGTTACAAAAAACCAAAACTTTGATTATAGTGTAGAATTTCAAACAGCAGTAAACAATATAAGTAAGATATTAAAAAACAAAAAGGATCATGCAATATACTGTGATTTGCAAGATGGCGTAGTTATACTTAAAAATGCATGCAGCGATCTTGTTGAATGTTTTGATTCACAATCCACTGGAAATATATTACATGATATTGGCTTAGTAAAAAAACTAGGAGTGAATAATTATACATTATCGGTCTGCAGATATCTTTATAAAGCAAATCCGTTATTGCTCAAGTTAGTAGCAAAACGATGTATATATTTTGAAAAGTCAACTTCGATACAAAAAATTGCAAAACAACTAGAATTATTAGGTTTGTTACCTATGGGTGACAACGGCAAGGATATAAAAACAGCTTTTTTTAGAGAAACAATATACGGGTTAAATGCAAAATATGTTGAACAGCGAGCATCACTTGTGTTATACTGTACGCACTATACACCATTTGGTGTTGATGATCCGTATTTTTTAAAAGGTTATTAATGGCTATAGCAAAAATTATTGTAAAAGATGAAGTAAACTGTAAGATCGAAGGACTAGATCTTATGGATAGAAAAAAACTTGTAGCAAAGTTTAAGTATGAAGTTCCTTATGCAAGACACTTGCCAGCAGTGAAACTAGGACGTTGGGATGGAAAAATTGCTTTCTTTCAAATGGGAGGAAGTACTTACATTAATTTATTACCAGACATATTAGAGTATTTAGATCAAGCAGGATATGATATTGAACTTGCAGATTTGAGAGAATATCGTACAGAATTTGAATTTGAAACAATTACAGAAGAAAGTTATAGCAATAGAGTCTGGCCAGAAAAACATCCTGCAGAAGGCGAACCTATTAAGTTGCGCGACTACCAAGTTGATGTAGTAAACAAGTTTCTTAATAATCCACAGAGCTTGCAAGAAGTGTCAACTGGCGCTGGTAAAACTATTATGACAGCAGTACTAAGTGATCAATGCGAGAGATATGGACGTACAATTGTAATTGTTCCAAATAAAGATCTAGTAAATCAAACCGAAGCAGACTACAAAAATATGGGCTTAGACGTAGGTGTGTTCTATGGTACAAAGAAAGAATTTGGAAGAACACATACTATCTGTACATGGCAGAGCCTTAATAGTTTACTAAAGAAAACAAAGAATCAAGAGGCTCCGATAACAATTGGAGAGTTTCTTGAAGGCGTAGTATGTGTAATTGTTGACGAAGTACATCAAGCAAAAGCCGATGCGCTTAAAACATTACTTACTGGAGTTATGGCAGACATTCCTATACGCTGGGGACTAACAGGTACTATTCCAAAAGATGATTTTGAATTTATCGGTATTAAAGTTTCGCTCGGTGATGTAATTAATCGTGTAGCGGCAAGTGACTTGCAGAGTAAAGGTGTACTTGCAAACTGTCATGTGAACATTGTACAAATGATTGATCATGCAGAATACAAGGATTATCAAAGTGAGCAAAAATATTTGCTCACAGACGATAGTCGATTAACATATATTAGTACACTGGTTGCAGAAATAAGAAATACAGGAAATACATTAATCCTGGTAGATCGTATTAGTGCTGGTAAAGCTCTTGTAGATAAGATTCCCGGAGCTGTTTTTATTAGTGGTGAAGTTAAAAGTGAAGAACGTAAGGAACAGTATGATGAAGTCGCCGACAGTCAAGATAAAGTCATTGTGGCAACTTATGGGGTTGCTGCTGTTGGTATCAATATCCCCCGTATTTTTAATCTTGTTCTTATTGAGCCTGGTAAAAGTTTTGTTAGGGTAATTCAAAGCATTGGTCGCGGAGTGCGTAAAGCCAAGGATAAAGATTTTGTGCAAATTTGGGATATCACTAGTACATGTAAATTTGCTAAACGTCATTTAACAAAACGAAAGCAATTTTATAAAGAAGCAAACTATCCATTTGCAATAGAAAAAGTTGATTGGAAATGATCTTAAACGGATGTAGCTATCCTGAAAACTGGCATAGTTTTCCTGGTAAGAATTTATCCTTATGGGGCACAGGCTATGATAGAGCATTTAGAACTACAATAGAATATTGTGCATCGTATGGTAAACCGTCATATGTATTTTTAGCTATTCCGTTTATACACCGAACAGAGTTTGTGTTTGATATACATAACGATAAACTAATCGAAGGGCCGTATGAACATAGTCAGCAAAATGACGAACTAGCTGATTTTATATTTCGCTTTCAAGCAAAAAGTAATACAGAATACGGAATGTTTGATACATTTATAACTAGGCTTATAATGTTTTCTAGTTTTTTAGAATTACATAAAATTCCATATTTAATTTGGAATCAATGTAATTTATTTGACGAAACTGAATATAGATCGTATAATGCTATAAACAAAATCAAGTATATAGATAATAATCTTAGAATAATTAACTTATTTGAATTTAATGCAAATGAATATCTATATAATAAAGGTGCTCCGCTAGAGCCTGGTACTGACTGTTATAACTCACACTATGATGACAAGTACTGGGAAGAGCATCTAAAACCTTATCTAGCTTCATACTTAGAACAAAACAATTTAGGAAATCCGTTATGAAAATACTTACACTAGAGCACGGTGTGTTTGAACTAGATCAAATTCCAGAAGAAGTAGATGATCTTAGATTTGCTATTTTTGACAATAGTAATCCAAAAGAACCTGATTATTTTTTTGTGCCAATGATTTTTTTAGAAAGTTTTAGTGCTCCTGCATTGGTGCTTGAAATAAATGGTCAACAAGTAAAAATGCCAGTTGATTGGAAAATTCTAGTTGGGGAAGAAGAACACGGAGATTTAGAAGTGTTACCTTTAACTAGTATTAATGATAGAGACTTTAAAGCATTTGAGTTTAATCCCTTAACTAGTTACAGTCCTACATATAAACCAATCGAAATAATTGATGTATATACAGAAGTAAAATGGTATTTTCCAAAACTGAAACCTGGACAGATGTTATGTGTTCCGTTAGATCAAAGTGATAATCCTAAATGTGTATACTTTGTTAAAGACGTAAACAAAACAAGCGAAATAGTTGATATTACAAAGGCGTTTTAATGAAAAGAATTTGGAACACTTGGAAGTATGCTATTGGTAGTTTTGAAGATAAGACAACTAAGCCGTATGACAATCATGTAGCTTTTATAAGAACTTTTTGGGTGTTTCTAAACATTATTACTTGTATTTTTATTATTGCAGGTAATAGTAAATTGTTAGGTATATGGTAATGTCAGATAAGATACCGTTAAATGTAATTTTAAAAGCATTAGATTTAAAAGATAAAGAATTTTATGATCAATTGAGCGATGAGCAAAAGAAAACTGTTGCTCCTTTTCTGCTGAACAGGTATATGAGTAGTGTACAAGGTGCAAGTGATTTGCAGGAATATTACTTAATTGCAGACAATCAACGTGTTAACATAAACTTTTTTGATTATAGTAAACATCCTAAATTACAATGGCTGTTACTAACTA